ATCTATGACACGAAAACCTTGGAGAATCTTTTTTTTATTCAAATCATCAATCACCGCTAAAGGAATTGATGCAATTTTGTTACCTAATAACTCATCCGACCATCTGGCGCGTTCATCATACAAGTTGTATTCTTTTTTGTTTTTTTCAACAATGTCAGTAACATCTTGCGTTTCAGTAATGACAATACCGCCCTCACCGTCGGGGTGATAGGTTGTTTTTTTTATTTCCATAATTTTTTGTATTACAAGAGGAAAGAGGGGTTCATTCATACCACACATCTTTTGGAGTTATATATGAAAACAGAACAAACCCCCCTAATTACAACTTACGCTAAATCAGCAATGATCCCATGCGCCCCTTCATTTAGGACTCCAAGCGTATATTCAGCAACTAATTGTTGTTTATTAGCTTGATCGCCTGCAACTGCAAGGTCATTCGTTTCAAAAGGACGCAGATAGTTTACCTCCGCGAACTCTGGATCGAGAACCAGTGCTATATCATCTGCCGAATTGCCAGCAAGCATAAATCTATTCGGAACAACGGATATCGTTCCAAAATCAGACATATACACATCTGCCGCACCTACAATCGTTGTAGGTTGATCAGCAGGAGCCATATACCTCTGAGCCGCTATGCCTGAAAATGCTGACACAGTTTGCTTATGCGCAGGCGTTACCATCAATACCGATGGATCTCCACCAGACTCATATACTTCTTTTACTACGGTTTTTAAAAGAGTCTCTGTAAAAGTTCTTTCAGCCTCACTTGAGTCTGTTCTGGCTGTTGTACCTAAAGACCCTGCAACACCAGCGGAGCCAAAATCTCCGTTAGTATTTAGCCAAGTTTGCAACCCACCGAGTGTTCTGGCACCTGCTGCACTACCTGCATTTGCTACCTGGTTACTTAATAAAATTGCCTCCATATCACGCTTAATCTCTTTAGAAGCCTTTGCAAGTTGATAAGCCTGCTCGGACTTTCTACCTGCCTTATCTACTGCCTCAAGAGTTCTTGATACAGAGATGGTCTTTTGCGAGATTTGGCATCGATTGCTAAGACGAGTTGTTGCAGAAAGTGTAGCTGTAGAAGCATCTGCGCCCTCTATTGCCGCGTTGCTTACATTTACAGAAGCCAAACTATCTGTTTGCCACTCGTGGGTTGTGTTTGTTGCTGTACCTTGACCAACACTGTTTAAAAATGGTGTGTCTGTTGGTGAGATCGAGTATATAAGGTCTTGTAAGTCCTCTCTGCCTCCTACAGCACTATGATTTGTAAATACTGCCATGATTCATTCTCCTAAATAATCTGTTCAAATAACCGGGCCGCATCAGCGACTTTGCCGGTTCGCTTTAACTTGTTTTTTAGCCGTTTGGTTTTCTCAGATTGAATGGAGTCGGATTTGGCAACACCTGCTTTCATCATCTTTGGAGCAGCCTTTACTTTCTTTTGTACATCCGGTTTCGCCGCCATCAGTTTGTCATACTGTGACGACTTCCATAGATGTACAAATAAGTCCGAGTCCATCAGTTGATTAAACTTTTGCTGCGTAACTTCTTCGGAAAAATTGCATTGCTTTCCGGTTTTTACAGCGTGTTCCCACATCTGTTGTTTCAATTCTGCCGCCTTTTTTTTATCCTGCAAATCTGGAATCACATCCTGCAAGATTTGTTTTTGCGTATTCAAATAGACTTCTGCATTGCGTTGAGTCTCCACTTGTTGCTCTTGGGCAAGGCGTTGTCTCTCTGCTTGAAAAGTCTGGATTTGTTTATCACGCTCCTGGCGTTCTGCTACCTTTACGGCATAACTTAAGGGATCACTTTCCTTTAAATGATCGATGTTTTCTGCTTGGTTTTGTTGAGTCAAATGTTGTTCAATTAACTGTAATCTTTGAGCATAAGTATCTCGTACCCGTTGGGCATCTTCGATTTTTTTACGCTCGCCTTCTAAATTACTTTTAACCTCATCTACACCTTTTTTCTCATGCGCCAAACTTTCTTGTTTCTTGCGAACATCGCGCTCTAGTTGATAAGACTTAATCAGTTCATCAAGGGTAACTTCAACTTCCTCTCCACTTGCCTTAACACGGTAAGTAGGAGTTTCTTCTTCAAGTGCCTCTTCTTCCTGATGTTCCTCTTCTTCAACTGCTGCTTCGGCTTCTACCTCTGCTTGTGCTTCTGGCTCAACGTTTTCTTCTTCTTTTGGCTCGGCTTTCGGTTGATCAGGTGATGCCTCCTGCTTTTCCATAAGATTTAAAAACGCATTTGCTGCTTGGTTCACATCCATCGATTGTGGACTAGACTCATGCCCTTCTTGGGTAACGGTCTCGCTCATACTATCTCCTTAAAATATTTTCCATCTTTTTTCTTCCATTTTGTCTGCTACTGCAATACATTCAAAATGGGCGTAAATCTGATCAATTGCCCGTATCATGCGAAACGCATTTTCTCTCACATCGATATCCTCAACGGGAGAATGAACAATTGTCTGTATATAGTTTTGTTTTAGCTTTTCGATCTCTTCTTTGAAAAACTCGTTTTCTAATAACCTTTTTGCTTTTTCTTCTATGCGCAAAATTTACATTCCATATTCATTAAAACTTTATCCATCAACGGTCGCGTCAGACCCAAGCAGATATAAGTTGTCGGTATCACCGTAATTAGCATTAAAAGACCTAGTACCTCCCAGATTATTACTATCTTCTTCACTTTCGGGATTAAACAAACCTCTCATAAAAATCGGAACCTGCGCAAACTGAGCAGGTACTCCAAACTCAAAGCCACTAGGTAACATATCTGTGTAACCTCCCACTCCACTTCTAAAGGTAGGAGTCTGTCCAAGGTTATACAATTGTGCTACGTTGTCATCTGCTCCAAAAAAACCTGTAGGAATGTTTGTAGGTAAAAAGTTTGAACCTGGTGTAATTTGTCTCAACTGCATTTCACTCGGAAAGTTTAATGCTTGCTCTGCCTCTATCGGCATACTCTGATTCCCTACAAATACTGCATCATCCATCTCAAACTGATTATCGATTGCTTGGGCTTCTGGAGAGTTTGTAATATTTTCAAGAAGAGTATCTAAGGGAACTCCAGACTGAGCCTCCGATAAATAATAGGCCATACCCACATCAGGGGCCAATGCTCTACCTAATTCCTTTTGCGCTTGTTGCTGAATTAAATACTCAGGTGAGTTCATTAACGTATTTATAATCGCATCGCTTTGCATACCGCCAAACGATTGCAAGGCAGTAGGATCTGCATCCCTCATAAGAAGTTCGTTATATAACTGATTAATAATATCTGGTGTCATGGTTTATCCTACGTTTGGGATTTCTGTATTCGTTGTTGTGCCTGCCGCTAACTTGCTTGCCTTTAATTGGGCTTCTGCTACAAACTCCTGTTTTTTCAGTTCCATTTCTGCGGCTGCCTCTTCTCTGGCAAGTTGAATGTCTGCCATAGCCTTTTCTCTCTTCAATTGGATTTCTGCTTCTGCTTTCTTTTTATTAATCTCAATTTGTGCCTGAGCCTGTGCGATTGCCGCCTGAATAGCTGGGTCAGACTTCTGGGGTGATGGCTGGCTCAAAGCCTGATCAACTTCTGGCGGCACCTCGCGGAAAAATGCCCTTGTATCTTTAAACCCTGCCGCTTCAATAAACTTGCCCAAAGTCTCTCTATACTGCCCAACACTTACTAATGGATTGCTAGGACCATACATCTTTATGATCTCTTCTTGTTTAGCCATAATCATCTGTAGCATTGCCATTTGTTGTTGCTGATCTCCTGTACCCAATCCAACGTTTATGGTTACGTCGTACTGATGATCCCACTGTCTAGGGTCCATCTGGATATACTTACCTCTCATCCGTATCGTTTTGGGTTTATCTTGAAACTTACATACAAGTTGTAAAATCCCCTTCATTAAGGACTTCACTCCTGTTTCAGCAAAGATTCTAGCAATCAACTCTATCTTCCCACTTGCTGCCGACTTACTTGCCGCAATCGCTGCCGCAGTAACATTTTGCAATAAATCAGGAGATAATCCTTGCATTGCATCACTTATACCCGTTCTCTTACCATGCACCTGATCTAGATATTCCAACATCGGAAACGCTTGCGCTCCCACATTTTGTACACTCATAGGCACAATGGCATTAGGGGACTTCATCCTTACAATACCGCCTGCTTGCACATTCAACAGATCATCTAAATTCACCTGTCCCTCTACTGCTCCTACTCTTGGGCTAATCGATAAATACAAGCCATCTAACATAGAGCGCGTAATCGCTGTCTTTTGCTCTTGGATATCCGAGCATCGATCAGCTAAGGA